TCGCCTGCAGTAATTGCTGCCTCCAACATTTCCTGCCCCGTCGCGCTGTCCGTCAAGATGTTGCGCGTGGTCTCCTGCGACCAGTCCACCTTCTCCGCTTCTTTCTGATACGTGTCAGAGAACCCAAGCAGCGCAAATTCTCTAGCCCGACCGCTGGTCAACTTGTTGGACTTGTTGCCATACCAGAGCGCCAGGCCAGAGTGCACTGCGGTGCCCAAGGCAAAGAACGGTGTCGTTCGCTCGGTCCACAGGCCCATCTTGTACTTGTACCACCAGCGAAGTGGGCACGAGAGATACTCTCGCAACTCACTCACGCTGATATAGGTAGGGTTGCGCTCAATAATTCCGTGACCGCCAAGGTCTGGAAACGGAGCGTTGCTCACTGGGTAAGTGCCTCACGCTTTGCCTTGTACACATCCGCAAGATACTTGCGCGCATCAACGCCAAGTGACGTCTTGCTAATGTCCAAACCAATCTTGCTCAGTTCATCAACCGAAGTCGCGCTTGCAATCGTTGACGACCATTCGTCAGCGGCAACCTGCTCCTGCTCAGTTGGCTTTGCTGCAACCTTCTTGGTCTTCGTTTCCTTGATCACGCCATCGGAGTCGGTCTCTCGTGGGGAGTCTTCTCGCTTCGCGCGAATCTCGTCGTCTGACGCAACGCGCTTAGACGGAAGCCCTGCCATCACGAGTGCTCGGCCAACTGCGGACGTTTCGCAGTTTTCAATTTCGGAACCACGGGTGTATGGCGTTGCCCCTGGAATCTGCATGGCGCTGTGGCCAACTCCAGCGGGTCGGTCGTCCATAAAGCCAAGTTCATCGTCTGGGGTGTTGTCACCCTTCACGCCACGATAGGCGCGAGCCTCAATGACCACGCGCTTCTCGTTGTGCTCAACGATGCGAGTCTCAATGCGACCGTTTGGGTATGCGTCATACCATGCGCGAATGCGCTCCGCGACATCAACGTAATCCTTGAGTGCGCTCTTATCGAATGCCATTACTCTGCCTCCTCTTCAATGTCTACAAACAATTCTGACTCGGGTCGCCCCAAGTATGTGCTCAACTTCTTGCGAAGAGCATCCGTCATCGGGCTCTGCCCGTACTGCACCTGATTTAGGTACCCATAAGAAATACCCAGGTGCTTTGCAACCCACCTGCGCTTTACTCCAGATGCAGCGATGATTTCCCACACCTTCTGGGTGGACTGCCGCTGCAGTTGGCGCTTCTTTACGTTGTCTACTCCGCTCTGCTTACTCATACGCCTGCTTTCCGCTGTCTGCCTCAATTCCTGAGTGCCAATATACATAAGCCATGGTTGCCCCCGCAATAATATATTTCCGAAGTTCTGGGTCCAGATAGTGACCCTCGTTTTCAGAAAAATACCCAGCCAGAGTTTCATTCATTACAGACTTTGCAATCTCCTCAACCATGGTTAGTTGCCCGCCACGGAACGGCACACTTGCAAGAGATTCCCTGACAGTGCTGAATCCAATAAGGTTGTACTCCTGCTCGCGGTTCATCTCTGCCGTTTCGTCAGTAATTTCTAGCCGATTTTCTTCTTCAGTCACGCTTTCCACCTCTTCGATCTTTGTTTGTCAGCGGAAGCCCAGAAGCGTCCACAATTTGATACACACGTTGCCTGGAAACTCCAAACTCACGAGCAATCTCAATCATGGTCATGCCCTTTGCGCGAGCGTCAAGGATTTTTCCTGCGCGGTCTACTGCTGACGAATGCCACCGGCTTCTCTTTTCAAGAAGGGCGCAATCCCAGCAGCGAACAGAAAATTCGGTTGACTTTGGGCCGCCACAATCAAGGCACCGAACCCCCGACTGCTTGACCTCACTGTTCTCCATAGGCAATAAGTATGAGGTATCACAACCGTATCGTCAAGAGCGGTATGGAGTTCCCTCTCGATTTCGCGCCTCTGCGCACGAAACGTGCAGTTGCATGGTGCCGAGTTGGAGCATCGGACCCAGGTTTTTAATGGCCGCCGTCTTGTCGTTGAGGCGCACGCGATTGGGGCATTGCGCCCACTGGCATATAGAGTTCATGCGAGAGAACTGATCTGCGAACTTAACCATTGTACTTCTCCAAATAATTATTCAATAACGGCCGCCATGTCCTTGAGGCTTCCGTCTTAAGCCGATGATGGTACCCACAGAGGATAACGCAGTTACCTTCCGTGCTAGGACCCCGTTTCCCAAATCCAGCAGAGTTTACATGATCTACTTCCAGAATAACACTCCCGCCGGAGCCAAACTGGCTTCCACAAAGACCAGGCATGCCAATTTGCGGGCCAACGCACCCCCGGTCACGCGACATAAGCGTATAGCGCAGGCCTGGGGTTACTGGGTCTTTTCTCGCCACTACTCCGCCTCTTCGTCAATGCGCCGTGAATTAAGTAGGTTGGCACTCATGGAGAACTGTCGAGCAAGCCGCTCAAGCCTCAGCGAAGCAGTTCGAAGGGCAATGACATCCTGGTCGTCCGTGGCAACAATGCTTGCCATGGCGTATTTGATTCCGAGGGCGTGAAGTTCCGCAGAGGTTCCAGAGAGAAGGGAAGCAAGATTAGGCGGACTCTTTTGCTGACTTTCCTGTTCTGGTTCTGCTTCCTTTTTCTTTTGAAACAGTTTTCTTAGCACGCTTAACCGCCTTATCTGCTGTCGACTTTTTGATAGTCGATGTTCCAGACAAGTTTAACACCTTGCACGGCAAACAAAAGCATGGCTGTGCATGATGCAGTTTTTCTGCGGTCAATTAGCAATTCCCCAGCGGATCACTTCGCCGGTCTTCGTTACTGGATAAAAATCCTCAGTGATAATCCCGTCACGCACAAGCGACTCAAGAAGTGGCTCGTTTTCATCGGTCAAATTTGGCCGCGCCCACAAAACAACGATGTTGAATAGGATAGTCTTTGTTGTCAAAATGCCAGCATCCATACAGCGCTGCCACACTACTGCGGCGTCATCATCTCCATACGTGGCAATCCAGTCGGCAATTTGGTCTGATGCTGAAACAGTCATCGACATATAGAACCCCCTACACGACTATTCTTTGCGCTCTTCTGCTTCAACCGAGCGCATTACCTTGGCAACCCACGACTTTCCGGCATCGCCACCCCACAGGGCCCATGCAATTCTCCCCGCTGATGGGTATCCTGGTTCGCCTGGGCTAAACCCTTCGCCATTCTTGTCTACTTCGTGGCGAGCAAGATAGGCGCCCATTTTCTTGACGCGAGCAATTGTCATCCTGTTGCCAATAAGCATTCGTGCAGTTCGCTGGCCCGGGCCGATGCCGCCGCGACCATACTGCTTGCGCCAGACAAGACCGCGAGCAGCCTCAACCTTGACGCCATTTGGAACGGTGAGGTTAACCGACTTAAGCAATCCCTTCTCTGCATCCTCTGGATCATCAGGAACCTGGGCCGGAGTCATTGTCTTCACGCCAAGTTTTCGATACTCGGCCAAAACATCCTCGTCATTTTCAATTGCGAAAGCAATGTCGTTATTCGCCATCAACTCTTTCATCACGCGCTTCTTGAACACGGGTTGCGGCTCGCCCGTGTCGTTCATGATGAGTCGATCGTATGGAACATCAAACTTGCTTAGCATTGCCTCTGTTTCGCTGCGCTTGCTTTCGCTTCGTGCGGTAAGAATGTAGATTGCGAACTCATCCGCCTGGTCAAGCAAGAAATCAACAGTGTTTTCGATTGGGCCGCTTGGCGTTGTTAGCGTTCCATCGATGTCGCACGTGATTACAGGCCTACCAGCGGCCTTCTGGTCTGCTGGTTGCTGGTTCGGTCCCATCTGTGGGTTTTCCGGACGCATTGTCTCTGGGTCTGTTGCGTCCTCGGGGGATGGTTCCCCCTCGCCGCCGCCATTTTCATCTGGGCCATCTTCATCTGGGCCTTCGCCTTCGGGCTCGTCGTCTGGCTTCTCGCCAAGCAATGTTTGCTCAAGATATTCAATATAGAGAGACATTGGCATGTAGCCCTTTGGCGACATTACCCAAATCTCGTCACCGTACTCGCCAATGCCGTCCTGACCACGCTCCTTAAGCGCGTCATTGATGCGAAGCCACGGAAGGCCGCCAAGCGCAGCCTTGTAGTACTCGGCAATTGCGGACTGACTTGCGCGACCGACATCGGTGTAGGCAAAGCGCAGGGTCTCGTCAAAGCGCCAAATGATTTCGCGGGTTAGGTACTCAGCGATAAGGTCGAGCAGTGGCGCGATGCCGTTGTCGGCAGTAAACGCTGCGCCAACCTCTGCGGTGCTCTGGTTGACGTCAAAAGAAATACCGATGTCTTGTGGCTGAACGCCAAACACTGCACAAATCTTTCGCGCCAGATAAATCTGCCACTCCATAAATTGCATATCGCGGTTTGACGCACCAAGTGGCGTCCACTTAACGCCCTTGCCGCCGCCAACAATTGCAACCATGCTCTTGCCGCCGATTTCTGCTTCCCAATACGCCTTGAACTGATCAACCTGGTCGGGGCGAATGCCCTCGCCGAGGTCAATGATTCCCGGAGGCGCGGCCTGCATGACGGACTTTGAGTTATAGGCAGCGGCGGCGAGGTCGGCCTCAATAGTCTCAGCAAGAACTTCTAGCGGCGAAAGACCAAGCGGCGAATACGTTACCGGGTTGTGAATCAAGACAACCATTTCTTCGTTGCGATACTCGGCAACAATCTTCCCGGTCGCATCTAGTTCGAAATAGCGCGGCTCGTTCTTCTTCGTCCCGTCCCAGTCCTGGTCAAATGCAATAAATCCTGCGTCTTTTGGCCACAGGTTGGCAATTTTCTTAGAGCCAGTCGCGCCCACGCGCGAACCGCGCGTCAACTCAACTTCAATACAACCCTGATCGAGGACGAGCAAGTCTTCAACCACCGGCTCAATAAACGAACGGAATGAATCGCCTCGTGAGTTTGGGTGGCGGAACATGTAGCGCAAATCGTCAACAATCTTTTGATTTGGCTTTGAGTTGCCGTCAAGATCCACAATGTCCCAACGGGCACGGCTCACCTGCTGGCGGCGCAGGTTAATTGCCGCGCGCAGCCACGGATTGTTTCTGGACCAACGTCGCAACTGTGCAACGCTGCGCTTCATTACGCCACCCTGGCCAACGGCGGCACGGGCGTACGGGCTGTTCTCCCAGTCCGGGATTACTCCAATTTCGGATTTGGGCGCAGTTACAACTTGCTCAGTCCGGCCAAGCAGTCGATCCAAAAAACTGGGGCGTTCGTCTGCCATCTATCTAGTTCCCCTTCGGTGTCGCCGCAAAGCATCCTGCCAGACACCATTCAGCATGTCCTGATTAATCAAATCTCTTGTTTCGGCAAGCGTTCGCATAACGACCGGCTTGCCATCTTCGTATGTTACCGCACGCATGCAAGGGTACCTTGCCCACCACTGCGGCACAACAAAGTTTCCGTCTGTGAACTTTACCTCAATGGTCCCCTGGATATCGTAGCCCATGGCTACTCCTCTTCTGTCGACCCCTCGATTGACTCGTCTTCTTCGTCGGCAATCTCTTGGTCAATCATCGCGCTGACTTCAAGGCTGTACTTCTTTCGCTGGGGAACGCTCATTTTTGCCTTGTGAAGGTCAATATAGCAGGCGTCGCAGACTAAATAGCGCCGTTGCCCCTTCGCCCGGGGCACCATAGGCTCTGGGACAATGTTCTTCTCCAGGTGATGCTTGCCGGTCAAGATCGTGCAATTTGCACACTTGGGGTGGGCGGAGCGATTTGCCATGTACTCCTTGAAGATGGGGGCAGCCTGCTTCTGGAGTCGCTTAATAGCCAGCGTTATCTCACGCAGTTCGTTTTCAGTATGGTTAATCTCTGTGCACAGTGGACATACAGGCTCGTTCATGGGCATATTGTAGCAGTATTGCAAGATTATGGGATCTTCTAGAGATGTTTCACGTGGAACACAGCCCCGCATATTTGAAAGATGTTGTAATATGCCCCAATATGAGTGTATGATCTTTGCAGGGACGCCTTGTTGGCGAACCGCCAAGTCAACTACGGGTTGACGGGATGATGATACTTACGTAGATGCGACCCTTAGAGTCGCCAAAGCAGCCCGGGGGGATTACTGTGGATTTTAAACTTTTTACCGGAACTCTTAAGGCTTACGAAACCGAGAGCGGCGACCGCTACGTGTCCGGAACCACCTCTTCGACCATCCGCGACCTTCACGGTGACGCGATGGCAATGTCCGCGCTGAAGAGCATGGAGGACACCGCCAAGCAGAATATGACCGTCTTCCTCAACCACAACTACAACGTCCCCGAGGACCTTTTTGGCTCTGCGACCGATGCTCGCATCGTTAAGCGCATGGACGAAGAGACCGGCGAAGAGGTCTATGACCTCGATATCGACGTGAAGGTTTGCCCAGAGGATGAGAACCCTCAGGCAATGCAGGCTTACCGTGCCATCAAGCGCGGAGTCAAGTTGGGGCTTTCTATCGGCGCTCGTGTTGAGAATGCCGACAAGAAGCGCGACGAGAAGAGCGGCATTGACACCTACGTTATTAACAAGGTTCGCCTCCTTGAGGCCAGCGTTGTTGGTATTCCAGCAAATCAGCGTTCTTATCTTCACAATGCTGTGAAGAGCCTGCGCTCAAAGCCAGAAGAGAACGAAATTGAGCACGCCATCATCCGAGACCTTACTGATGCGGTAAAGGCCGTTGAGGTTGAGGGCCAGCAGGCTGCCGATAAGGCGCCGCTTGTCGGTTCCCTCTATACGCTGCTTTCGCAGACAACCGCGTTCTACCTTAAGGCCCATGGCGCCCATTGGAACGTCACCGGCGAGCATTTTTCTGCGTATCACGAACTGTTTGAGGAGATCTATACGGACGTACACGCGTCCCTGGACCCAATTGCAGAAAATCTTCGCAAGTTGAACTCACCGGCACCTGCCGAGTTGAAGGATCTTGCAGAGATGGCCAACGAGACCTCGCGCTCGGAAGGCTACGATGCGGAAGCCCTAGCGGCAGATCTTTATGCTGCTAATGAAAAGTTGATTGAGAACATCATGGTTGCCTTTAAGGCTGCCACGGACCTCAATGAGCAGGGTACGGCTAACTTCTTGGCAGAGCGCCAGGATAAGCATAAGAAGTGGTCTTGGCAGTTGCGCGCTTCGTTGGCGCCAGAGGCCGATGACCAGAATGAAGCAGAGACGGAGAAGAGCATGACTGAAGAGATTGCCCCACAGGTCGCAGAGGAGACCCCAGAGGTCGCTCCTGAGGCCGAGCCAGCGGTAGCCGTTGAGCCTGCCGTTGAGCCAGCAGCCGAAGAAGCCCACGCAGAAGCCCATGCCGTAGTTGACGAGTACCGAGAGGTCTCAGAGGCTGACGTTGCAGAGGTTGTTGCAGAGGTTCTTGCTTCGGCAACTAGCAACCGCCTTGCACTAGAGATCGGAACGCCTGTTGAGGGTGAGGCCGAGGCTCCAGTTGCAGAGCCAGTTGCTGCGGAGCCAGTTGCAGAAGAGGTCGCCGCTGAGGCTGCCCCTGCAGAGGCTGCGCCTATTGATGCGGTTATCGAGGAGCCTGTCGCCGAACTGGCTTCCGAGGACCAGGGCGTTGAGCCCATTGTAGACCTGAGCGAAGCCGAGAAGTCTTCCGACGTGGACGATATCGGTAAGATCGTTGAGGTCGCCAAGTCAGCACTCGATGCAGCCAAGACGGCTCAGCAGGAGGTGGAGACTCTCCGCAAGGAGATCACCGAACTCGCTGCCGCGAAGGCCAAGGTTGAGAAGGATTTGGAGAGCGCCATGAACGTTATCGACCGCTTGTCGGCCGAACCGGTTGGGCGCAAATTGATTAGCAAGGCTACGGAGCAGCGACATAGCGACGCTACGTGGTTGCATCCATATATCCAGCGCGTTCTCGAAGCGCAGGACTGAAAGAAGGAAATAAATCATGAGTGAGATTAAGGAAAAGTTGCAGGATCTGGAGAAGGGCCTTGAGGCTCTTTCCCACACCCCTGCGGTAATCGGTAAGGATACCGATTCGACTGCAAAGACATATGACGCAGCAGAGGGTGCTGCTCTTCAGCGCGAGTTGCGCAAGCGATTCAAGCAGATGGGCACCGCCGAGATCACCGAGATGCTCGACATCCAGGCTTCCCGCGAGAATGGTAAGCAGGCTTCGTCCGAGGTGCTTAACACCTTGGCAGTTGCCAACCCACAGATCGCTAAGTTGCTTGATGCCAGCGGCGGTGCTGCACTTATTCGCCAGGACTTGGAGCCAATGCTCTACGCCCTGTTCGTAAAGCGATTCCCGCTGTTTGAGCGCCTGCGCAAGGAGCCTGCAAACGGCTTGGTGCACGCCTACAATCAGCAGACCTCGTTCGGTGACGCAGCGTTCCAGACGGAGTTGGGCACGGTGACGGATGACGTGAACGTCTACGCTCGCCAGACCACTAACGTCGCGGTACTTGCTACCCGCCGTGGTATTTCTCTCAAGTCGCAGTTCGCCATTCAGCAGGGTGGCGCGGCCGGTAATCACGGCCTCGCAACCGAGTTGTCAGGCGGAGTAACGGCAATCGCCAAGAAGTTGCAGAAGCAGATCCTTCAGGGAAATGCCGCCGCAACCTCAACGGGTGCCGGTGCCGCAACGGAGTTGGGCGCGTGGGACGTGAACGGCTTCGACGGTCTGCGCAAGTTGTTGGGATCCGCTGCCTCCGCAGGCAACGTGATCACCGGCAAGGGCTCCTCGTCGTATACGGCTGCTATCAACGAGACCGTTGCTGGCATCCTGAACAACGGCGGTAATCCTTCGGCCATCGTTTTGAGCCCAACGGATTACGCTGCCTACACGAACGAGTTGCTCTCATTGGTCCGCTACCCAGGCGCTGGAAGCGTTGACGCAGGTCTTGGTCTTGGCAGCGTTGCCACGCCAGCCGGCTCGTTGCCGCTCCTTGCAATCCCTGGCGACGGAATCGGTTCGTACACCGTGTCTTCGGTAAACTACCGAGACATGTACGTAATCGACGAGGATGTTTGGTCGATGCCATATCTTGGCAACGATGCAATCACCACGCTTGAGATTCCAGTTGGTGTTGCTGGTGCCTTGACCCGCTTGTACATTCAGTTCTGCATGTACGGCTTGGCCAACAAGGGACCACAGTTCAACGGCAAGATCCGCGTCACACTCGCGTAATAGCGTTGTAGCGCAGTTCTAATAAAAGGGGCCGGGCTTAGGCCCGGCCCCTTTTAATTTGTAAGGAGTGTTTATGAGTGACAAGTTGATTGACGAAAACGGTCGGTACATTGATCCGACACGAAGGCCGGAGCAGAAGCCCGAAGAGGCTGGTGCAGCACTTGCTTCCCGCGTGATTGCCAAGGCTGCAAAGGAGCAGATCCTCCCAAAGAAGATCTATCGAATCTACATGCCGATCGGCGACGCATCAGTTGCGCTTTCGGACGGCCGAACGTACCAGTTTGTTAATGACGAGTGCAATGTTCTTGGTAAGCACCTCCAGGAACTTATTGACATGGGCGCTCGTGAGGTCAAGCAGGACCGTGGAGATGTCGACCGCGTGTTCTCGGACGAGAACCGCTAAACAGCCTTAAAACTAGTCACACCACGTTCATCGCAGGCACTAGCCGGATGGACGTGGTGTCCTATTTGGCATAGTATTTACCCATGATTAAAGTAACAGTACCCGTTCCAAGCATCACAGCGACCATCGCTTCGTATACCCACATTCAGTTGGGACGCGCGGCAACCTCAGCCGAGGCGACAAGCCGGACCGGCTCTTTTGTTGACCTTGGTGCTGTGATTACCCTGTCTTCGCTTGTTTCTGCCTATGACTATTTTGACGATGGCGCTGCCGTGGGCCAATGGCACACCTGGCGCCCATCGAACTCAACCGGGAGCAGCGGTGGCTCCTGGTCCACCCCGTTCCGTGGGCAGGAGCAGGGCTACATTACCGTCGACCAGTTCCGAGAATACGAAATGGGCGTCCTGACTAATGCTGACGGCTCTGATATGGGAAGCCGAAAGTTGGAGCGGTTCCTCAAGGTCGCCAGCAGCCTTGTCGACTCCTATACCCAGCAGTCCTTCCAGTTGCGGCAGGACACCGAGAGGCACAAGTGGGTCCAGGCTACTAGAAGAATCTACCCGTACCGTCGTCCAATCAGTTCGATTGTTTCTTTGACCGTGAACGTTAGCGCGCAGCAGAGCGCGGCATTCGCCGTGAACGACATCTTCGTGAACAAGGACAGGAACTACTTTGAGGTCACTAGCCTTGCCACGGTTACATATTCCCTCTTCCCGGTGCTGGTAAACCTTGGGCTTATTGAGCCAGTAGCAATTTTGACTTATGTCAGCGGCTATCCGGAAGTTCCAGACGACGTCAAGGATGCGACGGCAATTATCGCGGCCCACCTTATTGCTGAGGACTCCCTAGATAAGCAGGGCCTTGGCGCAATGAGCGAACTAACCGTTGGCTCGATGAGCATGAAGCGCCACATGCCGGAACCCGGGGTGCGATTTGGTGGCATCCCAGGGACTGCGGCAGCCATCCTTGACCAGTACGTTGGGATGAACATTCGATGAGCCTGCCTGGGTTCAGTACGTCAGTCACAATCAAGCGCGTTGGGCAAACTGGTCACGCAGCAGATGGAACGCCTACGGTTCAATTGACTACTGTCTGGTCCGGAAAGTGTCACTACCAGCCAGAAAGCAAAGAATCAGTATCGCAACTCTATACGTCTACAGGCCAGGCAGCCGAGGCAAGGTATCTTTTCTTTATCCCCTATTTGACCGGAACAAATCAACCAACAATTGCAGACCTAGTTGAGGCGGACAACCTCCAGTTTCAGGTTGATGAAGTGATTAGGGAAGGGCTTCGCCACCACCTCATCCTGGGGGCAAAAAGGGTAGATCGATAATGGTGCAGCGGAGACTTCCGCCAAGCCTTAGGCGCGGTAGGCGACAAACCTCCATGGGCGGGCTTATTGCCCTCCGCGCTAACAAGGAGGATATTCAAGAATTTGCAGACGCCCTAAGGAGAAAAGCAAAAGCAATACGGGAGATTGGCGGCAACAGGTCCACGCTTGTAGGATACATTGCCGAGAGGCCAGAATACGTTTCTGCAATGCTTGCCGCTTGGCGAAGGGCGCTATACGGACCAAGTGCCATGACGCAGTGGTTTGCAGAGAACGTTCGAGACGAGTCTCTTAAGGGCGTTGCGGGATTTCCAGAAGCAGGGGTTCCAGTTGATAGCGGCGCCCTTCAGGCTGCGCTAACCGAGGAACAGGCGGAAGGCGCAATCAGCGATGTGCTTATTTCTAGGGACGGAAGGATTACCTTCCGGTACGCCGCCGCCCCAGAGCGGCAGTACGCTCCATTTGAGCCAAACTCAAATAAGGAAGCCCAAGCAGCGAAAGCGTTTGATAAGAACTCGACATACCTAGACGAAATCAATGCTTTCTACGGCGAGGGCGGCGAGGGCTTTTTTGAGATTGGCCTCGAGGATATGAGCAAAAGCGAGCGACTAAGAGAGTGCTGGCTGGAGATCGGCAATATTATGGCAAGTGCGGCTAGGGCATATATTAAAGAGAAATCAAGGTAGCCTTACTTCTTTGGGCTGTACCTTTTCCCTCGCCAAACCAACTCGCTACCAGTCCATGACGCAAAGTCTGGCTGCCACTCTCCGGCACCCTGGCCAAAGCGCTCGATAACAGCAAAGCCAGCAGCCCAGCGGCTGACCTGATGCTGAGCAAGATAGCCAAGTTCGGTTCTGCGGCACATCATGCCCGTAGAAATAGCAGCAAGCCTGCGCTCGTCGACTCCCGCAAAGCCGCCTACGGTCTTAAAGGCAAGGCCCTGTGAGTGATCGTGGCCGCCAACAACAGAGACGCCAGCAGCGTCCACAATCGGCATAATGCTGGCGCCACCGCCCGTGTTCTTGGAGTATGTTCCGTGCGTGGCGATGAGGTCTGGAGCGATTTGATAGTACGAGCGCAAATTCTCTGGGCCAGAGAATGCCGTTCCTTCGTAAACGGCTGGCTCAATCCCTAATCGCTCGAGCCTGAGCAGGGAGGAAAGCGAAAGCATTTCAACCCCGTTGATATCAGTAATGCCAACTAGTTCTGGGGCCTTGCGCGCAAGCCACTTACTCATGCGCGCCTCATGATTCCCATAGATGAATACAATCTTTGCATTCTTCCCGACGGCGGCCCTGATCTCCGCAAGGCGGTTGTGCGAATGTTGCAACTCGTCCTGGATGGACATCCCCAGACGAGGATCTCGGTCGAATGCGCTCGCGGCAGTCAGGTCAAGAATGTCTCCAGTCAAAACAACCTGATCGGGCCGCTCTGAGGCCAGGAAGGTGAGGAACGACGCGAACACGTCGCCGTCCTCAAAGGGGAACTGGAAATCTCCCGCAGCAACAATGAGTTCGCCACGATTGCGCTCTACGGTTCCCATGCGGGCAACGTAGTCAATCTTTCTAAACTCCACCATTCCAATATCGGACATCTGTTTCAATTCCTGCATTGACGAAGGTGTGGGCATCTTGTTTTTACCCCCATTAAATCTTCTGCCATCTTGGAGATCCGTTTCGCCACGGCGAAGACGGTCACGCTTTATACGGTAGGAATCAAACTCTCGCTCTGGGTACTTTTTGTGGAATTCTTTCCATTCGAGGTGCAAAGCATCTTTACGCTCTGCGTCAGTCCAGTAGCGCGTGGGCATAGAAACCTCCCGTGCGTCTTGGATTTATTAGGGGCGGATTACGCCTTCTTAGTCTTCTTAGCAACTGCCTTGGCGGCAGGCTTGGCAGCAGGCTTAACAGCCTTCTTAGCGGCAGGCTTTGCAACCTTGGCCTTTACTGCCTTCTTGGCGGCTGGCTTAACAGCCTTCTTGGCGGTTTTCTTGCTACCAAAGATCTTATTCAAAATCGACATATACACACTCCATGCTAGGTTCGGGCTACTTGCCGAACACCTGCATGATAACAGCATATAGGGCCAGCAACAAGGCCAAAACAGAACCCCCCTCAGGGAACGCCCATTTAATAAGAGATTTCTGCTGGGTTTCCTGGGCTTCCCGCCGAATCTGCTCCTCGCGCATCTCGGTCAGGGTCTTGTGGATCTTCTCCATGCTCTCTTCAAGGTTGTCAATGCGGCGAGATACGTCGCCAAGTTTAGTCGTCATTTCACCCCTCCAGTGGGCCCATTCAGTGAGGTAGTCAATATCTGCCATGCGGGTATTCTCTCTCATTACACAATAAGAATAAAGTTGAATTCTTGCTGCGTAGGGGGCGTAGGCCTAGACCCCCTTCCAGATGTCGTATAATATCTCTTGTATGAAGGGATTGTATGAGACGTTCTTTTCGGTTCTGAGCGCAGATAACTCGCTGCAAAGCCTGTTGTCTGGGACTTCGGTCGACAAGAAGGTCTATCCAATTCATCATGTCGGGGCTAGTAGACCCCCGGCGGTCAGGATTGCCGTCCTAAATGGTAACAGTGAAGTCGGCAGGTCGGTCGAGAGAGTTGTAGTGGATGTGCTTATTGCGTCGGCGAGCGGCACAACCGAACTCAACAGTATCTCGAAGCGGATCGACGAACTGGTTAACCGACAACGGTTGTCTGGCCAAGATGTAGTAGTGCACTTGTGCATCAAGATGCTTGAGCGCGATGCCTACGACGCAAAGTCTTTAGAATATCGGAGAATAATCCGATATGGCGTAATAATGAAATAGAGTAGGAGAAATACTATGCTTACACTAGGTTCAGGTCGCGTTTACGTGGCCGACTGGTACGAGGGAGCCTCGACGGTTCCAAGCGCCACTTACGTAAGTGGTACGCCTTCGACGACTCAGTCGAAGTTGTATGAAATTGGTGAAATCGCTGGTGACGTCGAGTTCACGCTCGAGTTCCAGGAGCGAGAGTTCTACGGTCAGTCGAACTTCGCAATTCAGAAGGCCTATTTTGGTGGTAAGTGCGAGTTGAACGCTCGTCGTGTCGAGTTGAACTTGTCAAACCTCCAGAACTTCTGGACCCAGGGTTCGCTTATCGCTCGTGACACCTTGACCTCGTATGACCATGACGTGACGGCCTCCGGCCTCCCACGCCCGTTGTACGTCAAGTTTGTTCACACGCGCTCGGATGATCCGACGAAGACCGTAACTGTTCACCTTTACAAGGCGTTCAGCCCACGGCTGACCTTCCCATTCACACGTGAAGACATCACCACCATGGACCTTTCGTTCATGGGTGTGACGGACCGCGATGTGCAGGGTGCCGCCGACAAGATTCTTCTTGTTGAGGCTTCCTAATTGATTGCGGCGTAAGCCGCGATCAAACCCCCGCTCGGCTTGCCGGGCGGGGGAGCGACTCCCCAGATAAAACCTCCACCCTCCTGCTCAACCCCCACTCAAACCCCCTACTTTGTTGTACAATGAATAAGCCATTTGGCAGGAAGTTATAGAGGAGATTAACCATGGCAGAACTTAGCGTAGTTCGAAACAAGGGTGCGCTTACCCTAAATGACCTTGCTGACCTAGAAGAGAAGTTTAACACTCGGCTAGACCAGTTGGACACCACGCGATTTACCGTTCTTCGTTACATCATGTGGTTGGTAATTCGCCGAGAAGAGCCGGGCGTAACCGAGCACATCGTAGGCGAGCGATTTGACCTTCAGAGCCTTCAGGTTGAGGCACTTGCTGTTCTCCGCCGCAGCGGCTTGCTCCCCGGAGAGGCCGATGGCGGCCCCGCAGACCCGGTTGAGGCGCTCAAAGAGGGAAAAGCGCAGGGGGAGTAGCCTGGGGGGACATTGACTGGGGTGAGATCATGGCATCGTATGCAGATGCATATGGTTACACCCCAGAAGATTTTATGTCCTTGACTCTCCCAAACCTCACGCACTTTGGCGATCACGCCAGAAAACAATCAGAGGCAATGGAGAAGTCTTCATCCAAGGGTTCCGGCTTCAGTTCCTCTAACACTGGAACTATTTCCAAAAATAGAGATAATAATAGACAAGGGAAGTGGAAGAGCGGAACCTCTGTCGAATCCCTAGTTGGCATGTACGGAACTCCGGAAGCCAAAAAGAACATCATGGGTGAAATATTGAGCCAGCCGGCAAAGAAAGAGCCCCCCAAGCCTTAAAGGAACGCAATGGCTGATTTTGGCGGAAACGACGAACAAGACATAAAGATAAATATCGATGTCGTCGGAGCCGACGAGTCAGCATCGAAACTCGACCGTCTTGCAGACTCCCTAGACTCAATGGCTTCGCCTGAAGCGCTGGCCTCTCAAACTGCTGCGCAGATTGCAGCCGCTGAGAAGGTTGCAGCGGAGGAGCGGCGCATCGCAGAGGTAGCCGCAGCAGAGAGAAGGGCTGCCCGCGAACGCGAGGCCGCCGAAATGGCCAGGCTTACCGCCCAGTACGACGCAGATCGCGCGCAGCGTGCCACAGCCCTTGCAGCCGCGCGAGAAGCAGCACTCAAGCGTCAGCAGGAGCAGGAAGCACTTGCGGCGAGTGTCAGCGCAGCGGCAATCCAGGATCGGCTTCAGGCCCTCAAGGAACTAGAAGCCTCATCTGAAAGAGTTAAGCAGGTCGAGGAAGAGAATCTCAGGCTTGTAGAAAGTCGCACCGAGGCGCTGAGGACTTTGCTTGAAAGGCAACAGGCGCTTTCCGCAGAGATTGCGTCTGCCAGCAAGGAGCGAATCGCCGCCGATAAAGAAGCCAGCGAACTAGAGGGCATACTTCAGCGCCAAAAGGAAACAGAACTTAAGCCCTATGACGGAGATCTGATTTCACCTTCGGCAATCGCCACGGCTGAAAAGCAGTTGCAGGAACTGCAAGAAAAGATAAAAAATCTCCGCAAGCCAATTGAAGACGCAAGCGCCGCAATAGACTCTGCCCCAAGGAGAACAAGAACCGAACTGAGTGGCCCAGGTGGAAAGGTAGAGCGAACCGAACAGGTTCGATTGCCAAGCCCTACGGGCGACTACTCTAAGGAAGACCGCGCAGCCAGAGAGTCCTTCATTGCGTCTGTAAGGACGTTGATTGGCGACAAGGCAAAGCAGTTTGACACCTCTGACCCGGCAAAACTGTTTGCCCAACTAGAAGAACTGATTAAAAAGGCAAATGCTGTCGGCCCAGGAAACTTCTCCGGAATACAAAAGGCAGAGGACACCGCAAGCGATAGCAACTTCAGGGTTGTGCAACTCGCAGAGTCTCTCAAGAAACTGCAGGACGAGCAGGCCAGTGTCCTTGATCGGGTTGTCGCCGGGCCACCAAAAGGCGCAGCACCAAAGTCAGCAGAGGCTGTCAACTTTGCAAACCTAGTTGAATCAGCAGGGCTCATTGGAAAAGAAATAGCACAACTCGAGGGGGCGCTTGACAGAGAGCGTGCCCGTGGCGATGAGGCTCGCTCAATGTCGAAGGGTGGAAGGGAAGCGTTTAACGCAAAGTCCCTCGGCGTTACTGCCGACCAAATGCCAAAACTCCTAGAACTTTTTGAGAAGATTCGCTCTAATCTAGATTTGAAAGCGCAAGTTACCGCAACTGCGCCAACAGTTTGGATGGATGAATCAGAAGCAAGAAAGGGCCTGCCGTCAACAAAAGACCTAGACGATGCTATTAGAAGGGCAACGGAACTTGAGGCGGAACTCAGTCGCGCTAGGGGCCAGTCTGGCGAATACAAGGCGCCAACCAGCAGGGGTGAAACTTCGGGACGAAGAGATACAGACCCGAAGGGCAGAAGCGACGCACAGTTGCAAGAGGCGATTGATAAGGCCAGAGAGCGGGAGGGGACCTCCGCACAGTTCGAGGACGGATTTATACGCAGCAAGGCGGAGGTAGATAAGGCGGTTAAGGAGGCAGAGGCTGCTTATGTTGTTGCGTTCCGAGAGAGCAGGAGAAGGATGGCTGAGGCCATTGGCCCAATGGTTGACTCCATCAACCTAGACAAGATTTTTTCTGACTTGCTAAAAGACATTGCAGACCGAATGGTGGAGAAGTTCAAGGCCACCGGAAAACGAACAGAGGCGGAGGTAGAAAAATTCAGAGAGCAAATACTTTCCACCGGGGAAAGTCAACTTTCTGCAAAAGATTCGTTTACCAAGTCTGGCCAGCAGCGGCGCGGCGCTCCAATAATTCGAACAATGCCAGGAGACCCAGAGCCAGATGTGCCGATGGTCGGCGCGGCACGTACGGCACTTGCGGAAACTATCAAGGGGCTAATGCGTTCCTCGCCGCTCCTCAGGGGCGTTCGATTGGCCCAGACAGACAAGGACGTGAACGACGATGTGGCGGCGAGAACGGCGCAGTTGAGATTGAAGGCCACGGCAGCAAAGAGAATCCCAGCCAGCCTAACAGACATTGGCAGAATTACCCAAAGCACCGGAGCGGACAAGGAACTTGTTTCAGACCTTGAGGCAGAGTTGACGGTACTCGATGGCATAGAAGAAAAAACAGAAGCGCAACTCATTAGATTTAAGAACATTAAAGATCAACTAGAAGAGATAAAGAATTCTGCTGTTGCCCTTTCGGCAAGCGGAGATATCCTTGGCATACTCGCAGCACTAGGCGTTAGCCCAGACAGCAACATTGGGGCAACCGGCAGGGGGGTTGCTGGAATTAGCAGCCCATTCGAGGGAAGTGTTGTTTCCTCTTTGTTCAAGCCGCGCAGCAAGTATTTTGACGAAAGCGAAACCGACCCGAGGTCTGAAGGACTTGGAAGCCCAATGGGCACAATGCTCAGGGTCAAGAGGGAAAAGACTGGCGAGCGCGGTATCGAGTTGCAGACAGTCACCGCAGAGGGAGAGGATCTCCTCGAGGCACTTGAAACCGTTGAGCAGACATCTATCGGCATTACGGCGATATTCGCAAAGATCACAGACAACATGCGCGGAGGCAAGCAAAACGACCCCGCTCTTTTGACCGCCCTCACAGATCAGGTGATTGGTCTTCTAAGCATCTTAAACGAAATGCGAGACTTGAAGGTTGACTCTTCGCTTCCGGCCCAAACACAAGAAAAGTTTAACGCGCTTAAAGATATTGTTGAAAATCTATTAAGCCCAGGCGGAGGCGTAAGGGAAACGATGGTCGCCCTTTCGGAGGGGGCTCTAACAAATAAATCGATGAATTCCATTATTGGGAAAAGCCCAGATGAGAGAAAGGCAATTTCTGGCGACCTGGCAAAGTATGTCTTAACTCCACTTCTGCCAAACCTTGATGCCTTAACCGAAGCAGTAAAAACTTTGGTAAATACAAAATCGGAAAAAACAGCAGGCTCTGGCCAGGCGCAGATTGCTGGTGTTCCGTTTGGCCAGCCAGGTGCGGTCGGCGACATTAACACCATGAAGGGTATTGCGGAGACAATCGCAAGTGGTGATGGTGGAAAAATTAGAGCGGTTATTGCTGAGGCAATCGCCAGAAACGTTCTTGATGCAGACCAACTAAGGTCGATGATCCCGGGGGAAACCGGAAAGGGCGTTGCCCCAAAGAGTGAAAAACTCAAAGGCCTATCTGCCGTAGAGGGGAAGTTTGACCTTGGTTCTGCTGATAGCAGACTAAAGTTTGCCGACATTATCGCGGGCGTTCCATCCATTATGGAAATCCTTGGGAATTACCCAACTCTTGCTTCGCTGCTTATGGAAGACCCAGACGGGGCAATAAGCGGGGACGTTGCACTACTTGAGTCGCTCGCGGCGGAGGAGGAAGAGGCAAAGGCGCAACTCGCCGCAATCGCAAAGAGAATACAGTCGTTTAAGAAGGCAGTTCCAATGCTGGCCACGCCAACAACGCTAAGTGACATTACTAGGACTATCTTTGGTTATTCTGGCTCCCCAGATCAAGGTCGACTCAGCGACCTTAGAGGGGATGATGAAACTCCTCTTCCAACCATGCGGCCGATTGTCGACGCATCCACCCTATCTGAGGAAGAGGCGAGGACGATTACGGCGGATTCCATTCCCCCACACCTCCAGCCGCTGTACAAGGGCAGGGGCCTGGGCCCAGGCGGACTCCCCGTAAGGACCGCAACAGGCTTCGGACCATCAGTTCCTCCTGAGTATCAACTTTCCGCAGACGACGCTAGGGCAGTTGCTCAAGACATTATTGATTTCCTTAAATCACAGGGTCTCTCACTTGCCACTACTGAAATTTCCCAACAGCCAGGAACTTCACCGCTAGGGAGAATTGCACCAGGGTCGACTGGTGAAATCCCAGCAAAAACAATCATTACTGTTATTCATAAGGGAGAAACAGTTGCTGATGATAAGGCCGTATTAACAGGATTGACAGAGGCAGTAAAAAGTATTGCTCAGATTCCAACAGTAAATCGCGGCGTCACTATTGCCTCTTTCCCAAGTACAGACGTTCCCGTTCCGGGGATGGGTCGAGACACACCGCCTGGGTATTCGGGCGTAACGGCAGGGGTGCGACGACCAGATCAAACAGTTGAGACTTATGGGGCAATCCACTTGGCAGAAAAAATGCGACTGCGGGACAATGGTCCGCTACTTCCGGTTCCTGGCCGTGGTTCAGTTGCCTCACATGAGTCAGGGCACATGGGCGTTATTGGCGGAAACGCTGAATCTATTTTCCAAGATAAAGATGTAATGCTTCCAGTGCACAGAGCCATCATGAAAGCAATCTTAATGATGGCGAAGGAAATTCAGGAACCATCAGGAAACGTTAGCGAAGAAATGCGTACAAAGATGGTATCTGTTGTCACGGACTTTTTTGAAAACATTGAGCCGGGCGTTCTTGATGAGGCAGTTATAACGGGAAGTGAAGAAAAATTAAATGAGTACGTTGGTGAATTTATTGCAAATGCAGCGGCTCAAATGTCTGGCCACTACGGCGGTGCCGGAAGGTCAATTTCCTTTGGTCAGTCCGGTCAATTTAGCGGAGAGACCCTAGAGTTCCTAAAGCAAATGCTTGGCCCAAGTGGTCCGCCACCTGCGACGAAATATGGGTTTGATGATGGCAGGGGAAGAGAGCCAAGGTTTGCCGAGGAGACACCGGAAAGTCTATTTGATACTTATCAAAAGAAAGGTGGCCTGACAAGAAGGATTATTAGAAGTGGGGATGGTTTTGGCGTTTCCTCAGAGGAGCCAGAGCGGGGATACACAGTAGGCGGAGCGCAACTGGAAAATGAACAGAGCGGTCTTCTTAACTTTGCAAAGAGTGACATTTCGGGTAAGGCGAGCCTTGCCGCAGCCCTGACTGCCCTGTTCGAGGAGAACAAAGACAAGATTCTAGAGATGATGATGGACGGAACTGCCGTCTGGATTGGCATGTTTACTCAAGGAATTAAGGCACCAAACGGGGAAGTTATTGATGGCACGGCATTTGACATAACCGACCTCATTCCAGACCAGGGGGCGGCAAGGGGGCTGGCCATGGAAAGAGGCCAGGATTCTTACGGATCATATGAAGACAACGAATTTGTTTGGAAAGATGAATTCCAAATAAGACAGCCGGGCGAAGAGCAGCCGCAAACGATGACCAGGAATGAAGACGGATCGTTTAGTCGCATTCCGGGAACACTTTCCGGACAACTCCCCGTAGATAGAAAATATGGATACAGAACCAAGTCTAGGCGAGAGGCTGCTCGAACTAGGAGAGCAGAGCGAAGAGCCGCATCAAGTGCAGAACTAGACCAGGTCCTTGAGGGTCAGGTAGTGTCCGTCTCCGGCGGCCCAATTGGCAACGCTAATATAGTCAACTTTGACGCCTACCGTTGTCAGCAATGCGGGCAACTAACAAGCGACCGGGAGGGCGGAGTAAACCCAAATGGGACAGACGCATATTGTGCTGATTGCTGGAAAAAGGTTGAACCGTTCTACAACGAAACAAATCCAAAAGATGGCTATAAATACGATAAGTACGATTCGAAAAGAATGCAAGGAAGCGAATTCCGTGGAATGGTCAATCGAAGAACTGAGGGGCTTGATGATGAGGGGCTGGCTGAACTTAAGCAGAGTGAATACGAAGACCATCTTGTTCGATACTACAGAGGGGAAGAGGGTGACGATATTGGACAAATGGCAGACAGCGAAGAGCGTTTGTTTGCGGATGAAAATATTGCAAAAACTATTGCGCAATCTAGGGCGTATTTCGAGCGCGAGAAGGCCAAAAGAAAGAAGGCACAAGAGTCCGAACCGATTGAGGGAACGGCAACAACCGTTAGCGAAACGCCAAGCGGAGGACTTTATGGCTTTGGCGCTGGGCCTGATGACCCTGCGGATCTTGACTTTGACTTCAGCGACCTTGTAGGGGAAGAAGACGACGCAGTACAACTTGGGAAGATCAAGAGCGAAGGAGGTCCAGTACAACTTGGGAAAATCAAGAGCGAAGGGAAAGTAATTCCTCTTAAAACGGAACAAGCGGATCTAGACTTTGACTTTAGTGATCTTGAGGATGACGGCTCTATTGAAGAGGACTCCTCAGACACCTACGCCCCAGTTGAGGAAGAGAAGCCTAAGCCAAAGAAGGACAAGAAGCCAAGGAAGAAGAAGGCTCCGGCCGGAGCGGATATGCTTTCCGGCCTCATTACTCCACGAGAGGCAGAGATCGGTCAAGCAGAAGAACTTGGTGTTAGTACCGATGAACTTGCCACGCTAACGCTGGCGCAGACCGAGGGGCTCATTCGTGAAAAACAAGAAAGGGACATGGCCAGAAACGCTAAGCGGGATGAGGAGCGACTCAAGACCGCTGGGACTCGGGCTGAAGCGGCGCGCAAGAAGGCAAGAGAAATGGACCCAAGAGCGCGCCTAGAAACACCAATGGAGGCACAGATTGACGAGGGCGCAGAAGTTGGCCTAAGCCCCGACGAGGCGGCTCGCGTTGACCCGTCCATTATTGAAAAGAAGAAGAAGCAAGCCCTTGAAGACAAGATTGCGGAACTTAACGCTGCCGATGCGGCACGACTTGCAAAAGTTCGTGAGGACCAGGCAGCAAGAGAAAAGGCCGCAAGGGACGCCGCTGAGGCAAAAGAAAAAGCAGCGTCAGATAAGAAGATTGCCGCTGAGGCTGAGCGCGCAAAGATTGCAGAGGAAGAGGCAAAGGCGGCAGAGGCTGCCGCTCCGAAGGCCGCAGAGGCGCCGAAGGCAGCAGAGCCAACCAAGGAAGAGTTTGAGGCGCAAGTTGCCGCAGACAACGCCGCACGAAAGGAGCGCGTTGCCGCGCAGCGCAAGGCCCGAGCAGCCGCCCGAAAGGCCGCCAAGGCAGAAGAGGCAGCCGCCGCTGCAACAGAGCAGTCAGCAGAGGCCTCTGACGCTGTTGCCCGAGCAGAAACAGACGCAACAGCATCTAAGGTAGAGGTTGCTCAAGAAGTTGCTGCATCAACCGAAAGGACACCAATTGCACTTGGCGCAGCAGGAGTACCGCCAACTCCACCAACGCCGCCCCGCCCACCCGCACCTCCTACCCCGCCAGCGGGTGGAGACGGCGGCGACCCGAATGACGAAATAGTCAACAAGAGCATTCAAGCGCTTGGGTTTGGCACACAACTGCAAACGCTCAACACAATGCTTGCTGAACTTAATCAATCAATCGACAAGATGGTTGAGGGTAGGGTCGCGCGGGCTGCGGAGGGCGGCATCGACCTCGATCCTGCAATAGCGCGACAATCAATTATTGACTCAAATGTTGGTGGAGTTGGTCAACTTCTCAACTTCCTCAACTCTATTGCAAACATGGCGAAGAGCGTTCGTTCAGAGAGCGGATTGCCTACGGTTACCGTCAACGACAAGCCGATGCAGGTTGGTGCTGCTGCCGCAATGATTGGTGGGGCAACAGTTCCAGAGGGAATGAAGCCGCAGCAACTAGTAAAGATTGCAGAAGAGTTCGATGCACTGGCAAGCGAAGTCGTATCAATGATCCAGGCCGCAAGGGCTGGTGGTCTAAAGATCAGAGAAGAGACCGCAAAGGCCGCTGCTGGTGGAGCAGGTGGCGGTAGCGTAGGTGGCGGCGCGGCCGGCGGCGGTGGGGGCGATAGCGGTAAGAGCCCAATGCAGTGGGGTGACAGTGGTGTTGCTGCGCCAGACCTTGTAAATATCTTCAAGGGAGAAAAGGACCTTAGAAATCTTACGAACGTTTTCCGTGAACTAAGGCCACAGGTTGCGCACGTAAGAGACAACATTGACGAGGTTGCAACCAACCTACAGAAGCAGAACCGAGCGGCACAGGACACAACGCGCGCGCTTGCTGGGTACATGAATGTCAATACCGGAATCCTCAAGTCACTAAAGACGCAAGTCGGCCGCGCTGCTACATTCCTATTTGTTCAGCAGATGGGTCGAGAGATTGCCGGAGTCGTTGAGCACCTGCAGTCTGGTGTCTTTAAGTTCAACCAAGTTCTTGAGAACACCCAGGTAGGATTTAACACGCTCTTTGCAAACACACTGCAGGCATCTACTAGCGCAAGAAACGAACTCGTTCCTTCCTACAATGCCGTAGGTGCGCAGATTGGGTTCGTTAAGGAGCAGGCTCTTACATTTAATGAGGCGCTTGCGCTTACGAGCAATGCCGCAGAAAACATGGTTGCAAAGATTCGAGATATTGCTAACGTCACGCCATTCAGATTCCAGCCACTCGTAGAAGCATCCCTCAAGATGAAGGCCTTCGGATTTGAGGCCGTTGAAATCCCTGGCATGATTAACTCGATCTCTAACGCCGTTGCAGCGCTCGGCGGTGAAGACGAAAAGATCGACAGGATCGCGTACGCCCTTGGGCAAATGAACTCTGCTGGTCGCGTCTATCAGAACGACATGATGCAGTTGGCAAACGCTGGTATTGCGGGCTATCGAATGCTTGCCGACAAAATGCTTTCAGACCTTGTCGCGCTCAAGAAATACACCATGGGCGAACTTAAGGATCTCCCTGATTACGTAATTGACGAAATGAAACGACTCCAGGGAGCAATTAGCAGCGCAAGTTTTGAAAAGTCGTTCGGTGGAATCGACACAATGATCAACACGCTCCAAGACCCGAGAAGGGCTGAGGGCTTGATCAGAAACATGGCAAAGCGCGGCTTCCTCCTTGGCTCCGTTGCTGCCCGAGCGATTACCGAGGGAATGGACAAGCAGTATCAGGGCTCCGCAGATCGTCTCTCTAGGACCATGACTGGTGCGCTCTCCACGATTGCCGACCTCTCACAGAACTTCATGGCGACTGCATTCCAGCCGCTATTCAACTCGGTTCGAGACACAATCGTTGAACTTGGTCAGTTCATGCTCAAGTCGCAAGAAATTACGGAATTTGTCCTTCAGGTACAACAGAACGTTAAGGGATTTGTCGACAGCCTAAAGAACTTCGGTCCGGTTCTGGAAAATATGGCTGGAATCTTTATCAACGTTTTCGTTGGAGGGATTGGCGCAGCAATGGAGAAGGGCAGTCAATTTGGGGAGATCTTTGGGAATATTGTTCAAAAACTTTCTGCGGGCTTCTCTCTGGTTGGGGATATTCTTAACGACAAGGTCGGACGGGGACTAGCAACAGCAGCAACGCTTGGAACCGTTTTTGTGAAGGCAATCATGGCAAACCCGATGATTGCGACTATCACCCTCATTGCTGTTGCAATTTCAGGAATTGCAGAAGCGATTAAGACAAACTTCCTGCAAATTGGAACGGTAATGAACATCTTTATGGAATCGATAAAGAACATCATTCAAGTTATCACCGATGCAATGGCGACAATTGCTAAGGATATTGGAACATCGGCAATTAGTTCGTTTGTTGCGGGCCTAACTGCGGCAATCGTTATCCTTACTCCATTCCTTCAGGTCTTGCTGCACACATTTGCTTTCTTCCTAAAGATTCTTACTCCTTTTGCCCCAATCCTTGGGGTATTGCTTGGGCTGTTCCTTGCATTCAAGACCGCAACAATGATGTGGAACATTGCAACCTTGGCGCTTTCAAAGCCAATTGCCGCAATCACTAGCGCCTGGGGCGGCGCATCAAAAGCAGTAAATCAGTATCAGGAGCAAATTAAACTTACCGCCCAGATGCACGCGGATCTGCAGCAAAAGAAGATTGCCGCGCAGGACTATGTTCGCGGAACAGACGGACAGCCGCTAAAGGACAAGGACGGAAGGCCGATACTTAATTACGACCCGGCGACTGAGACCGTATCGAGTGCTGGGTATCCATCGCAGGGCGCCGGAGAAGCCGCACAGGCAACTGTTAACGCCGGAACACGGGTGCGCGGTGTTCTGGAAAAGATTGACGAACGACTCCCTGGGCCCCTCAAGGGCATTCTTGTTAGCCCGAGAGAAAGAATCATGGGGGCAATTAAGCCGGACTTTGGATCTGGCCTGACGCTTTCCCACAACGACAGCGCAAGAGAGGGTCACCTTTCAACAGTACTCACAACAGAAAAACTAGAAAAGCGGTTTGACTCGTTTAAGCCTGGCGGCGAACTTGAAGGACTTGGGAAACAACTTTCCGCCGCTAATATTTTGAACATCCCAGGGCTTGATAAGGGTGAATTAAAGGCAACAGCAAACAGGTATTCAACGGCTTGGGGTGAAAACCTTAACGCTCTTGTTCTTATTGAGAAAGAAGTCAGTTATGTTCTCTCTGAGGCATTTAGAAAGATGCAGGAAAGGGCAAAAGCGTATAAGGACGCAGTGGCCAAGGACGATAAGGGCGCTCAGGCTGAAATTCTTCAGCAAACCATCGACAGTGAAGAGGGAAGAATCCTTCTGCCGATGCTAACAACCGCAAAGTATGGAAAAGACAAGAAGCACACGGATCTAACAAAAGACGAAATTTCGGGATTGATGGGATCGTTCTTTGACGGCGGAATGTCACTGACGCCGGAACAGATGAGAAACGTTGAAAGCCTCCCACCTGAGGTTCAGCAAATTATTTACAACCAAGCAGGGAAGAGGGTTGCCAGCGGAAACAGCAGACTTACTGGCGGCCCAGGCGGAGAGCAGGAGCAACTAGATACGGCGGTCGCAAAGGGAAGAACTGTCTCAATGATTAAGGGCGGAAGCATCGGCGTCATTGACGGTATATCAAAGAAAATTACCTCGTTCTTCGATTCCCTGAACAAGGGCACTGCAAACCTTGTTAAAAACATTCCAATCTTGCAAAAGTTGCAAAAGATCAACATGGGCGGCGCGGGAACCGGGATGCAACAAATTCAGCAGACTGAGCGTGGCGCCTACCGCTACGTCAACGAAGACGGATCAATGGGCAAATACGTCAGCAAAGAAGAGTTGGCTAATAGGCGCAGCATGCGCTTTACCCCACGCGGAATGTTTAGTCGCGCGTTCGGCGTAGGGGGTGCAATGGCGGGAATTGCAAGCGGAGCATCCAGAATGGCGGGGATGGGCAATCAGGCTTATGCGATTGCCAGCACGTTAATGCCGGGAATCACGGACATGCTTGGCAGTGGCTTTAAGCAAGTCATGACCCAGAAGGCTGGATTCTTCCAGGGGCTTGGTAACAGCGTCGGGACGATGCTTGGCGCAGGATTCGGTTCAATGATCCCAATTATCGGGCCGATCCTTGGGCCAGCCATCGGTGGCATGATCGGTGAACTTGCAGGAAACATTATTGACGTAGCAACGCGCGAGTCGCAAGCGTCGATAGACGCAAAAAAGAGAATGATCGCTGCAAACGTTGCTCTTGGCCTTGACGCAGAGACGGCTAAAAAAGCAGCCGAAGCCGATTTAAAAATTCAGGCATACGAGGGTCGAACTGGCAGTTTTGCCGGTGGAATTCCATTGCTTGTTAATGATATTGCCGACACAACAACGGCGGCAGGCCAGCAAACCCTAGAAGCATTCAAGAAGCGAATAAATACAAAAGAAATCCTTGAGCAGTTTGATAAAAACAAAAACGGAATAATTGACGACGGTGTTGAACTTCAGGGAGCAATTCAACAGGCAAATGCTGACATTTCAGAAGAAATGGGCATGCTCTATTCAACCGATCTAGATGCCTTGTTCTATAAAGACAAAGCCGGAAAATACACTGATACAAGTGCCGATGCTATTGCGAAACGGGCAGATGCAAAAAAGCGTGGATACGTAGAAAACGGCGGAGCGAAGGAACGCATCGGCCTTAATTCGGACGATATTGCGGCGCTTACGGCAAGAGACTTGGCAAGATCAGATATAGAGGCGGCTTCCATGTCGGAATCGCAATTTCAGCAGATGTTCCCAGGGTTTGGCCTTGATGCAAACAGCCTTGCGGACTTTAACAGCACAAAAATTGCAACAGAGGGATTGGAAGGCGATAGGTACAGAAAAACCCTGATCGATGCTGGAATTTCCCTAGAGACCGCGCAAAATTCTCCAATTCTCAGTCAGGTTTTGCAAACTGGGACAGATCTTAAAAGCGCTATTGCCCTGCTGCAGAAGGCTAAAGACAGCGGTGCACCACTTGACGCTGCCGCTGAAAAACTTCTTTCGTACGCTTCACTTCTCGAGACTCAAAATTTGGGTAGTTTCAGAGATGAGAATGGCAACATCCGAACGGAATACCAGCCAGGAATGGCCAGGCTTCTTGGGTATGACAACGCGCAAGCGGAAGCAACTGGAAATGCTGGCGATGATGGTAAGTTTGGGACTGGCGACGCAAACGAGGTTATTGGCAAGACATTCAAACAGATTTTTGGCTTTAGGCAGGTTGCACAAGGTACGGGAATTGGCGGCGGCGACACAATGTACGCGGACATGTTCATGGAGGGTCTGAAGGCCATGGGTAGAATCGACCCAATGGAGGCCATGCTTGAGGCCGGCGTAATCCAATCTATTGAAGAAATGGTCGGAAAGTCTGCAGCAGAAATTGCAGAGATGTGGAAAAAGACCACTGAGTACTTTGAAGCCTTTAGAAAGAGGGCAGAGGAACTTGAGCCGAAGGTCAATCTTCGCGCTTCGCGGCTTGAACTCATGGAAGAGTTTGGAAAAGACAAGGGCTACGAACTGTACGACCAGTTTGAGGCTGAGCGCGCCAAACTTGCCACAATGGACAAGGAATTTGCTGCTCTTGGCGGATCAAGAGAACTGGCAGACCTAGAATACTTTAATCAATTGATGGGCGAAACGACCACCACAAGAACCGAACCCGGCCGCAGGGACAACGGTTCTATTATTCCGGATTCTGGCGGAGTTGAAGTTGAGCAGATTCTCCCTGGACTTCTCACGCCTGAGGAACTTGGAAAAATGGAGCGCCTTAAGGAACTCCAGAAGCAAATTCTTGATTACGAAAAGCAGAAGTTCCCAATTAAGATAAAGACAAAAGCAATTGATTCGACAGATGAAAAGGTTAGAGCGCAAGCGGTTAGGGACGAGGCAGCGCTTGCGACGTTTAGACGAGAACATCAAACAGCGCTTGATGCAATTCAAGCAAAGGTAGCAAGCGGTAAGGCTTTAACCAGGGACGAGGTGGAACTCAATAAGCAAGTGTTGGCTCTTAGGGACAAACTTATTATTACAACAACAGAAGAAGTTTCCCTTGGGGAAACGCTGGCAATTCTTGAAAAAGAAGGCATTAACATTAGTGCCAAAGACCTTCATAACAACGACACACTTCTTGCAATTCTTGCAGCAAAAGCAAAACTGCAGGCGGCATCTAATACTGCTGGGCAGGGCGCCGTTTACTGGTCAAACCTTGAGGCAAAATCGAAGGTTGTTGTCACCAGACTTGCTGAAAAGCAAATTGACCTGGAATTGCTGCGCCAGGAGTTGTATCGAAACACGCAAGGCGGCATCGGCATGGCGATGGCGGCAGAGGCAAAATTCCAAAGAGATAACGCGACTCTTATTAAGGAAACAAACGAACTTTTGCTACTGCAGGAGTCCTACACAAAGCAACTTGCAAATAACCCATACGGATTCAACAAGGCAGAACTTGATCAAATTAACGCTCTTCTGGCAAAAGCACCAGGTTCGATGATTGATGCGGCTGGGGCAAGTGCAGATGCCGCTGCAATTCAAAGAAATACAAGTCTCCTTAATACAATGGCTAATGTTGCGCAAAAGTCGTACGAAAGAATTCGCAAGGCGCAGCAAAAAACTCACGACGAATATATTGAGCAACTTAACGATCAGCAAAAGGCTATTGAAGATCGCTACAGAAAGCGTGGCGATGAGCAGCAAGAGCAGTCACTTCTCCAGCAGTTGCAACTTGCCGGTCTGGCAATGCGATCAGAGAGCGCTGACCCACTAGAGGCAGCAAAGTCGTTCTACGAGGCAAAGAATAACCTTGCAGAGTTCTACATTGAAAAGCAGAAAAACGATGAAGTGAAGGCAATTGAGGACGAGAAGGAAAGGTACGAAAAGCAGTTCAAGGAAAACACAGAAGCGCAAGAGGCAATCTATAGCGCCTCAATGGATCGAATGAAGAATCGCTTTGAGGCGGTCAATAGAGTTCTTGGCGATGAGGCAATCGACCCTGCAGACCTTAAGAATCTGCTCCTGCTCACAATGTCCGGGAAGGTGCCAACAATTACGGCGGATTACGACAAGACCATGGCTGCGTTGTTCGAACAAGTTGACAAGCAGGTCGCAGAAGGGAAGCAGGAACTTGCCCTCGGAGAAGGCCTGGGGACGATTAGCATTGGAACCCTGACACCAGATGGCAAGGCGTATACGGCAAACCCACATCTTGTTGACGGAAATCTTGACTCCAACATTAAGTCGAAGTATGGGTTTGATAAGATTTACAAGGGCAGCAACGAGGAGAGCGGCCTGCTTGCAACGTTTATGAACGAAATACTTGCAGCAGGCGTGTCGTTTACGGACTCAGGGGAGACCTACACGGGCGCTGCGGCCCTTGCATATCTAACGAAGATTAAGCCAAGCAGGGGGTTTGAGGGCGGCGCTGCAGCGGGCAAAGAAGAGCAGGGTCGAGAGCGACAGGGCCTCTTTGAGTACCTGACATCACTCCTCAGCACGACAAACACCTTTGACTCAAGCCAGAAACTAGCCATTCTTGCGCAGAGAACCCTTGAACAGTCCATCTCAGATTTTGAGAAGGCGACTAAGGTTGACATCAATATGGCTGGCCTGCTTGAGGCGGATATTGCAAACGAGATGTTTGAAAAGTTCATTAAGTCGATGGGCCAGACACCAGACGAAGCAAAGATTGCAGAACTAAAGGAGTTGGTGCGCGATACCTACACGGACGTCCTTGCGGCAATGGACGCACGAGAATATGAAAAGTTTGCAAACAGCGCAGATCCAAGAATTGGTCAACTTACCAATCAGGTTGATCAGATTGGCGACTCAATTACACACTTGAAGGACTCCCTTGCTGGCGGACTTACCAACCTGGATCAGTTGCTCTTTGGAACCACTTACAACAGCGCGGCACCAATTCCTGGAATTGATGTCGCTACGGAACAGATCGATGTCATTACTGCTGCAATCCTCGACATGCAGACCGCTTTCGAAGGAACGATGGACAGCCTTGAGGCATATGCCGACTCCCTTGAGGGCCCGATTGGCGCCTTCCACCAGATGGCTGCGGACATTAAGAGCATCGCCGGCCTAGCAGGGGGAATCACGCTTCCAACCACGGGTACAGCAGCGCCGACAACATTAACCCCAACGCCAACAACAGGAAACCCATACGGTTACAAAGATGGCGAGATGGTTAACCCAAACCGTGACCTTCCCGAGGGCATGATGGGTGCTGCGGTAATGGGGTATTGGGACGACGCGCTTAAGATGATTGTTAACGAATTGCCTGAGCGCCTAAGGCAGCAAAAAGTCAGCACAATGCCCGTCCCGCAAATCACCGAGTTCAACGCGGAACTTAAGGCCAAACTTGCGGAATACGCAGCAACCTTCGCCTCTTCAGTCCAGACGGTGGGGATTAACGGAGCACAGACAACCGTCACAATGTATAATCAGATGCCGATCAACATTACAATCAACGATGCGCAGGACATGAATACTGCCGAACTGGCAGCGCAGGTAGAAGAGGCTGTTGGTAGGGCGCTCAGGGCATCTGGCGGCTCTTACATCAACGGCACAACAAGTTAAGGTGAAGCATGGCGTTTAAGGTAATAGCCCAGTTCCGACCAGGGTATCCGCAGACATCATCTGCGGTTCAGGCCCCCATGTGGGTCGATATAACTGAGCGCATTGACTTCCAGTCCTTGCAGTGGGATCAGCAGGCAACAGACAAGAACACCTCCCTGCGATTCGACATCTTTACGTTCCTTCCGCTTTCGACCACAAGGTACGACGAGTACGCATCGTGGGCGGGGGAGTCCGCCCCTATTGACCCGGAAGATGTGGACCCAAGACTTGGCGACGCAATCCACGACACCTCATTTTTTATTGACTTGACCAACAGGGCAGAGGTAAAACTTCTAGACGGGGAAAATGTCCTGTGGGGCGGCGTAATCGGCAGCGTCGACACGGAGCGAGTTGGTGCGTCGCACGTCGTGCAAAGGGTGGAGGCATATGATTTCACTGCGCTGCTTGACGAACTTGTTGTACGGGATTACAACGCGCCGAACGTCTCGGAGTCGCTGAACGAACTTGCAACGGAAACGGGTCTAACGAGTCAGGTGGTTGCGGGCGGCTCGGCTCTTATTGCTGGCGCCTACACCTTCAGGGTCATTGCAGTTGACGGGGACGGCGACCCACTCACAATCTTTACGCACATTACGCAGTACATCACGCCGTCCGACGTAAACCCAGCCGACATCACGGACACGCCGCTTCGCACAATACAATTGGACTGGACCGAAGTTGCTGGCGTTGACGAATACCTTGTTTACGCTAAGCAGGGCATCGGCACAACTGGGCTGTATCTGCAGGCGACAATTGCCGCCGGAACAGAAACATACTCGCTTTCTACGACCCCAGTAAGCAATACCACTACTAGCCCGGAGCAGTATGTTCAAAAGGGCAGCATCGACGTTGACATTATTTCCGGCTCAAGCGATCCGGAAAACGGCAACTACAAAGGCATCTTCAACGCTATCGACCCAGCACTAGACCCTGGGATTAATAACACTACCTACGTTAAGCCGGCCAAAGTGCTTGCTGGCGGGGAGCCAGACCCCGAGAACTCCTACCGCTTCAGCCCGGTCCTAGAGACCGGCGTAGTTCTGACCAGCCCATTCGGCGGTAAGACCCTTAAGCAGGCGTTGAAGACTATCAGCGACAAAACGGGAGCAATCTTCTGGGTGGACGCAGAAAAAAATCTTCACTACGCCAACAAGAAGGCTCAGGAGTTGGTTGAGAATCCACGATTTGATTCCTCTTCAACCAAATGGACACTGGGAACAAATCACACTATTCAACCTTCTCGTGGGCCGTTCGGATTTGGCAATGCGCTTATTGCCTCAACCTCATCCAGCACCAACGAGACAAAGTCTGATCCAATTGATGTCACTGCAAATAGTGTCTACATGGCGCGCGTCCGTGGCTGGGCAAACGCAAACTTTGCTTCTGATTGGGATTGTGAGTTGCGCTACTACAGCGATGCCGCAGGCCTCACACAGGTTGGGACCTCGCAAAAACTGCACAGAACAGTATCTTTTGACGGAACGGACGAGCAGCGCTGGTGCAAGACCTGGGTTATTGCCACGGCCCACAGTACCGCAGTCACTGCAAGACTAGTTGCAAAAAGAAAAAGCGGCGCCAGCGGTGCTTGTGGGTGGACCGACTTTTCCCTTATTGAGATAACCGGCAGTTATGGATTTTCCGACCGCCCATCTGAGAATGAATACGCTATACCGATGCGCGGTTTTGAAACCCCAAAGGCGCCGCGAGAGGCGAGTGGAATTGCAAACCGCCTGCTTGTCTACGGTGTGTACAAGGACCCAACGAATACCAACGAACTAGAGTCTGTTGAGTACAACGCTGGTCTCTCTCTGACAAAGGCGCTGGGCGGGTCCCTTACTGCAAACACGTACTGGGTGCGAGTTATCGCGGAAACACCAGATGGAGATGTGTACGTTAAATACGCAAAAGAAACCATCACCGATGCAGACGTCGCAGCCCCCTCCCCGGTCAGGACACTTTCTGCTAACTGGGCCGCCGTACCAACCGCCACCCAATATCGAATTTACGTTGGTTCGGGAAGAATGGCCATGCGCCTTAAGGCAACGCAAGCCGGAACTTCTCTTTCAATCTCATCCCCAGCGGCGGGTGGCGCAGGACTTTCCGGCGAGCCTGATATTTACTACTACAAAACATTTGACTTTGCTCCAGGTCTTTGGGAGAGCGGTGGCAAGGTTGTCGAGGCGAGCCTCAACGATCAACTCGTTGACTCAGAAGTAAAGGCAGAGACAAGGGCCCTCTCATTTTGGGAAGAGAAGGGCATTGCCATGCGGACGTGGGAGTTCGACCACTTAGAGGAAGCGCCAGAAGTGGGCACGGTTATTCCGTTTATCTGGGAAGCAGATGATATTGCAGAGCCACTTGTCGTTAAGGGAACAAAGGGTAAGTTCCTTGGCGACAGGATTTTCTGGACAACAACCCTTGGTAGCGACCCGTCGCTAATCAAGAAGGGCGTAACGCAGATCTTTGCCGACATCAAGCAGGCTTCCCTGCGACTTAACGACGTCTTGCCACCGACAAGGCCAACCAACCTGGCCCTAACGGCACCCAGCGCTTCGCTCATTCAGACGGTTGACGGCGTAACCCGCTCCACAGTCATTGCACAGTGGGACCCAAGCGCAGAAGACGACTTCTCCAACTACGTTGTGCAGTATGGATACGATGCAAACTTTGCTAACGCGCAAGTCATCAATGTTGCGCAGACACCAACAGTTAGATCAACCTCTACTGGTCAGGTGGCAAATGTTGTGCACTCTTTCCAGGCAGAGCCGGGAAAGAGGCTGTATTTCCGAGTTGCGGCACAAGACCGCACGGGAAATCGCTCCGACTTTACTGACTCAGCCGTTGATTTGCCATCGGACACGACGCCACCAGATGCGCCTACGGGGGTTACGGTAACCGCAAGTCTTAAGTCTATGGCGATCGCCTGGGGATTTGGATTCTACGATCCTGCCATTCCAGATCAAAACACCAACAACACCGACTTCAACAGGTTTAAGGTTTATCGAAAGCAGTACAACGCTGGAACAACCCCCAACGAACCATGGGTAAAAATTGCGGAAACCTCTACCAACGTCTACATCGACACGTCATTCCCAAACTACACGAACCTTTATCAGTACAAAGTTTCTACTGTAGACCGAACCGGCAATGAAAGCACTGCAACCCAAGAGACAACACCGACTTGGAGATCACCAAATAAGATTACTGGAACCGTAGATATTGAAGACGCAACCATCACAAGCGCGCAGATTTCCTCGCTGACCGCAAACTTGATTACTGCGGGAACACTGAACATCTCAACTGGCATGTCTGTTATTTCCGATGGAACAGCAACTCTTCCTCAGTTTGAGGTAGACAAAGATGGCGTAACGATCCGCGATGATGCGGGAAATGTGGTTCTTGAGGTTAACGGCTCAACTGCAAACCTCAATGCCGACTTCCTGAACGTTACGGGCATTGAGGCAACAGAGATTACCGTTGGTTCTGGCGGAAGCGTTGTGCGTGTTGGTAATTACCCAGATTCAATTACCCCAACCTTCCAGGGGATCTGGGGCGGCGCTGCAAACCCAACTTCCGCTGCGTTTACCCTTGCAACAAGCGGTGCCGTGACGGCGTCCAACCTTACGGCGACTGGTGGGTCAATCGGTGGCTGGACAGTCGGCGCAGCGACAATCTCTTCAAGCAGCGGGAACGTCGTCCTAAACAACAACGGGATTATTACTGCGGGATCTTCCAGCCCAAGCCAGGCGCACATGAGCGGGGATGGATTCTGGGCAGGGGCAAGTTCCAGCAATTTTGCAACAGCACCGTTCAGGGTGTCGACATCAGGCGGTGTAACTGCTAAAAACATTAGCGTCGTTGGCGGAACGGTAAGCGTCGGTGACGCCCCCGTAGCAATTTCATACCTAGCAAGAAGCGCATCCGGAATTGTGACGATAAAAACAGCCACAGCGGTCAATGCAACCGTTGGGCAAAACATCACAATTGACGTAACAAGCGCCCCATGGGCAACAGATGCTGACTTTAACGGGGCGTTTAACGTCCTTTCAATTACCGCGTCTGCCCCGTACACCATCACCTATCAGGGTGCAACATTAAGCGCCGTGGCGGAAGTTGCCGCAACTGGCTTTGTCTACACCGGGGCAAGAATCTCTGGCGAGTCAGCAAGTGGTACGTGGTTTACCGTTGGTACTGGCTTTGCCCTAAAGAACCCAGCAAACGTCGGCCAGGACATCATTACTGCAACCGCATCGAATGTAAGCATCAACGCGGATTTTATTAATGCTGGATCTGTAAGTCTTGGAAACCTTGGCGCGAACGCCATTCAGAGCACAAACTTCTCCGTCAGCAACACAGGAACAATTACCGCCCAGGACGGAACGGTGGGCGGCTGGACGCTTGCGTCAACAAAACTTTCCTCTGGCACAAGCACTTCATACGTAGCGCTTGCAACAAGCGGCGGGTATTCAATTTACGCTGGGTCGGAAACTGCCTCATTGGCGCCGTTTAGCGTCACCCCGCAAGGAGCACTCACAGCAAAAAGCGGCGCAATTGGTGGATTTACTCTCGCTTCTGATCGATTAACCAATCTTGGGGCAAGCAAGTACGCAGGGATCATCGACACCGCACTAGACACTGGATTGGCATTCTTTGCTGGGGCAACAAATACTTCCGGTTCAAGCGCAACGTTTGCCGTAACTAATGCTGGCGCAGTTACCGCCTCCGACATTACCGCCACAGGCGGAACCGTTGGCGGCTGGACGCTGGCAAGTTCACGACTCTTCTCTTCAGCAACATCTGGAGCAACCACTAAGTTCTACGGAGTTGTTGCTGATCCAGTCCTGCTTGGAAGGGCATTCTTTGCCGGGGCAACCAACAGCGCAGGAGACAGCGCAGTCTTCGAGGTGCTCAACGACGGGTCAGTGGTCGCCAATAATCTATCTATTACTGGTGGCCCAGCGGCAGGAAACGTCATTAGCGTCAATAGCGGCACCTTTAGCGTAACAAGCGCTGGTGCAATGACAGCAACAAGCGCAAGCGTAACTGGAACAATCTCCACCAGCAACATCACCGCCACTGGCGGATTCATTGGCGGATGGACGCTTAATTCAACAAGCCTGACAAATTCAGGTGGCGCTTCGGGTCAGTATGCTGGAATTCTTGATACACCATCTACCGGCATTGCTTTCTTTGCTGGAGCAACAGACAGCGTTGGGGCAAGTGCAAAATTCTCTGTGACCAATGATGGGGCAATCACAGCAACAAGCGGCACTATTGGCGGGTACACACTTGCTTCCGATAGGCTAACAAACCTCTCAACGGGGGCTTCCCCAAGGTATGCCGGTCTTATAGATACCACAGCAGACACGGGGCTTGCCTTCTTTGCTGGCGCCACATCCTCAGCAGGAGCATCGGCAACGTTTAGCGTCACTAACGCTGGCGTAGTAAGTGCAAGCGACCTTGCGGTGACCGGTGGCTCAGTCGGCGGATGGAAGATTGAATCAGACAGGCTGTACAACGCCCTTGCCTCCTCACCATGGTTCTCTGGCCTGTACCGGACAAGCACGAGCGACGGGCTTGCATTCTTTGCCGGAGCGACAACAAGCACGGGAACCTCTGCCGCTTTCTTTGTGGAAAACGATGGGTCAATGACGGCAACAAACGTTACGGTTATCGGAACAGACACAACACTTAACACTACAAATACGGGAAAGTTGACACTCCAGCCAAGCGCATCCCAGGGCGGCGCGCTGATCCTCACAGATGGAACCCTTGTAAAGAGCGCTGGGTATTCTGCGACAAGAAACACAACAACTGGAAACGTTGTAGTGGCATACGATGGAACAGACATCCTTGTTGGAATGTTTATTACCACAGCGACTACCCCTGCAAATTTTTATGTTACTAACGCAAAAGTTATTGCTGTTACACCAGGGGCGGGGGGAAATTTCACTTATCAAATGCCGACTGGAACAACCGCAAGTGGCACGATAACAAGTTTTACTGCGTACAAGAGCCTGCAATTCCTTGGCGGTGGACTTACTCGATTCCAGCAAACGACAGGTGACGCAGGAGCAGTTGCATCAGGCTCATTAATCCTTGGAAACAATTCCGGCCTTAATAATATTGGTACTGCAAATCTTGTTATCCCAGCAGATGGAGAGTTGGTATTCAACAGTACGGCAACTCCCAAGTACACGGGCGGTGGTAACCTTTACCAAAGCGCCACAAACGTTCTAAGGACAAGCGGATCGTTTGCTGTCGGCTCAGAACTAACCGTTAGCGGCGGGGCAAGCATTACTGGCGACATTGCTGGCGCGGATATTATTGCCAACGGTGGCGGCCTATACGTTGACGCTACAACCGTGGGCGGATACTCCGCCCTGTACTTCAGGTCATCTGCCAACTCTGCGCTGGCCAACTTTGCGGTCGCCTCTTCTGGCGTAATTACGGCAAACACTGGAACATCGGTCGACAGGGCTGCGGACATTCAGGCAGATTTGTTCTACCCAGGATCGCAAACAACTTACCGCATGGATTACAACAATGGCTCTGACGGCTTGGGCGCTGGAGGAATTAGGTTTAACACAAGTGTTGTTTTGACTGCGGGTTCCTATAAACAAACCGCAACTCCAACAACTTATGCCGGGCTAAGCGCTACGTGGTATCCGGCCCAAGCGGCAGGAGATTCGCTAACCATTACAAGGGCCTCTTCTTCTAGGAGATATAAAACTAACATTACCGACATTGATCAACATGTGCTTGATGCCGTAAAGCGTTTGCGACCAGTTCACTATAGCGGTATGCACGGACAAGAGATTTATGGTCGACGTTTGGGTTTTATTGTTGAGGAAATGGAAGAGGCTGGCCTTGACTGTGTAGTACTTAAAGAAAACGGGCTTGCTGAAGGCTATGACCAAATGGGCGTAGTTTCCGCACTATTAGGCTGGGTGCGAGAACTAGAGGCAAGGATTTCCGAACTGGAAAGCCGCTAAGCCTTGAGGGCTTTTGTTACATAGTGTATGATATGCCACATCAGCGGGGTACAACCCGGAAAGGCAGGACACCATGAAGTACAAGGTTAAGAGTCAGTTGGACCACGAAGAGAAGGGCGGCATTCTAGACGACTGCGGCCCATCATCCGTAGCCGCAGCAGTTTCCTGGGCGTTTAAGTACGCTCCAGGCAAGGACTTCTCTGCGGCAGACGGCATCAAGGCAAAGGCAAAGGCAACCGGCTTCGTTGAGAAGCAGGGTGTGAGCGACAATGGCTCAACGCTTGCCGACCTTATAAAGACAGCCAAAGTTCTCGGCGCTGATGCCCGCTGGGCAAAGGACTGGAACGATGTCATCAACTCCGCCAAGGCCGGAGCAGCCCTGGGCGTGTGGGTTGAGCAGCCATTTGGCTACCCAAAGGACCTCGAAGTTTCCGCATGGCATGCAAAGTGGCAGCGCTGGTGGTGGGTCAAGCAGAAGCAGCCTACCCGCACGTACGGTCACATGACTTCAGCCGTGTACGACCCAATTGACGGCTGGCAGTGGGCGTGCCCAACGCGCTCCGGCAAGGGTGCTGAGCAGTTCGGCGTAAAGATTGACGAGAAGATTCTTCTCACTCTTGCCGACTCAAAGCGCGTGTCCAAGAAGCACGTTGCCCCGGCATTCAAGCACATCATTATCATCACAGCGCCAAAGGGCTGGGTTGCACCAGCGCCAGTGGCTCAGCCGGTAGCGCCAGTCGCCCCAGCACCTGTTGCTGCTGCGCCAGTTGCTCCCGCACCGCAGCCGGCGGCACCGGCAGCACCGTGCCCACGCTGTGGCGGTACGGGCGTAGTGAAGTAATAGGAGAACATAATGTTTGCAAAGATTAAATGGGTTTTTGATAACACCGGTATAGACGAGGCGCTTCTCGAAGCGTTCCGTGTCGGCCTTGCAACGGGTATTGCCGTGATGCTTGCAACCGGCGCACCAATTCTTGACATGACCAACGATGACTTCCGAACTGTTGCCTCGGGTGCCATTGCGGCAACCCTCCAGGTAATCGTTCGCGCCCTCAATCCAGAGGACACGAAGTTTGGTGTTGGCAAGGTAAAGGCTGCCCGCGAAGAGCAGGCAAGCACCGCACACATTGCCGGTTCGGCAATTGATACCGATGGCGACGGCATTGCCGACCAGTTGGCTGGCAGCCTTGCCGGCGAACAGGGTTGGGTCGATGTTGACGGCGACGGAATCAACGACCTCGAAGAGGAGCCAAAGGCGTAATCGTGGCGAAAGCCGCTAGTGATCGCCCCGATGTCTCGGTAGCCTGGGTAGAAATCGACCAGGTTACCAATCACCCCGATAATCCTCGGGATGGTGACGTCGGGGCGATTATTACTTCTATTAGCCAGAACGGTTGGTATGGCGTACTTATTGCG